ATCCAGAAGTCAGGTCGAATCCTGCATCCTGTCCAGAGTATGCGGTATCTACTTCGTCGAAGAAGGTCTCGGAACCAGTCTGGTTCTCGTAACGGCTTCTCATTGCGAAGATCAGTCCAGTAGGACCGTTCATTGGTTGAACGCCAGCCAGGTCATAAGCGACCAGGTTAGGCATTGCACGTCTGATCAGAGAGATCAGAACAGGATCGAAACCAGCAACAGGACCAGCATCAGCTGCAGAACCTGAGAAACCAGCGTTACCAGTTGCTCCGGGGTCGGTGTTGACAGTAGGAGCTTCCATCAGGTTGATGCCTGATGAGAAAGCTGCTTCCTCTTTGAGGAATCTTTCTTGGTTTTCGAGCAGGACTGCGGTTACAGCACGACGGTGAGAATCTTTGATTGAATCAAGACCTTCATAGTCGAGAAGTGGTGCCCACTTTTCCTGCAATCTTTCGGATTGAAACATTGCTTTGTTACCTATTAGTTAAATGTTTGAATTAATGTTAAATTCACTTTTTGAAAGCGCCCAGGGAACGCAGATATGCGTCCATAGATCCTGTAACAGGAGCTTCGGTTGTATCTACACCCTCAGACAGAGTCTGTTGTTGGGCTACTTTTGGAGCTGGGGATGACTTGGTGAAGTATGACTCCTTCAAGGTCTCCAGTTTTTCACGATATTCGGCTTCACTTTCAAACTCAACACTTTCGGCAAGTGAGGCGAGCTTCTCTTTCTGAGTGACAGCGAGTCCTTCAGAAATTTGATCAAGAATCGAATCAGCGGTGGACTCAGCCAGACGCTTGTTCAGATCGATGTTCTTGTCAATTTGCTCGTTGAGCTTGGTCTCCATTTCATCAAGTTTTTCTACCATGCTTTCCAGCACATCATATTTATCTTCAGGGATTGTTACATAATGTTCTTCAAAAAGACCCTTCATTCCTTCCAGGAATGACTCGGTCATTTCGGTCTTCAGACCAGCTTCAACAGCCAGTTCGTTCTCTTTCATCCACTCTTCGCAGACATACTCAAGATACGCATCGACTCTTTCAGTCAGTGTGTCCTTAAGACCTTCTTTTTCTTCAGCCAGCTTCTCAGCGTATTGGGCTTCGAGAGCTTCCTGAATTTCTTTTACCTTAGAGTTAAGAGCGGCTTCAAAGATGACCTTTGCCTTTTCTCTGAATTCTTCGGAGAGTTCTTCACCACCAAGGAGAGCATTAACATCTTCTTCGACATTATACTCTTCTACGGTTTCTTTTTCGGAAACAACTTCCTCTTCGGTAGTTTGGTCCTCAGCTACGACCTCTTCAGTGGTCTCAGCTTCTTCTTTGGCCATTTTCTTCATTGGATCTGCGGCTTTGGCGCCTCTGTTAACTACGTCCTTGACGGTTGCGATCTTGGGCTCTCTGAGCTTAGCCGAATCATCATCAGGTCTGTAGTTCTCAGGGGTAGGACCACCGAGATCTTCTACACTACCGAGCTGTGTGCCTGCATCAGCCATTTTAGGCATCGATTCAGCAGGCTTAGCGTTCGCGTTCACAGCAGTTTTAGATTGCTCCATTTCTTGTAAATCTCCACGAGACATTTTTGAACTACTCCGATTAACCGAATTTAATCTATATTTATTTATAAATTAGTATTTTTAAGCACTCACAGGTTATTCAAGAAATTATTGAATAAATCGAGTTTCTTTTCATCAAGTTGACCCTGCGTTACCAGAGTGTTGATTTGTTTGTAAGTTTTCTTAGCCACTGATTCACGGAGGATACCACCATCCCATACCCAATCCTTACCTTCCATAATACCTTCGACGAAAGCATCTGGTGCTGAAGGATCGGCTACAATATCAGCTGCAGTTGATAACATGAAGTCATCACCAACAACATTCACTCCTTCTCTCGTTTGTTTGAGTGAACCAATTCCTCTCGAAGAAACGCCCAACTTAACGCCTTCGTTGATGAGGGACTCCGCAATCTTACCCATAGGAGTAGATAAGATTTTAGCTTTACCGATGAAGTTTGTTCCATTCTCTTTGAGTGAAACAATCTTGTGACTGACGCGGTCCAGATTAACAGTCGGGCCATCTGGATGTCCAAGTTCTCCAAGGGCTCTTCCCGATTGGATGTGGTTCTCAGAGTATCTCTGGACTTCTCTTCTCAGAGTTTCCATTGGATACATACGACCATTTCTGTTCTTGAGGTTTCCTTGTAGGAAAATACCTTCAATGAACATGTTCTTCTTACCGTTGCGTTCTTCAACGATAAAATCAACTGTTTCGATTTCTTCTCTGATGAGTTTCATTGATTTAACCTGTGTAACCTACTTTAGCGGCTCTGGATGTGCCAGTTCCATATACAACATCATTTGGTTTTTTCTCAACATATTCAACTGATCCTGTTGGGATTGTGATGAAGTTGGTAGAAGCTGCACCAACCAGTGTTGAGACGCCAATAGTAGCAGAGGAGCCAGAAACATTAACTACTCTCACCACTGTAGCTTGCTCTAATGAAGTAGCAGAACCAGCAGCAGTAGGGACCGCAATCTCATTACCGATAATTAATGTCCTAGCCATTGATAATCCCTAGTGTATGGTTTTATTTATATTTACTCAGCGTCAAGATCGATGTCTGAGTCAACTGCCTCACCCTGAGGTTCGTCCAGATTGACATCTCCATCAAAAACAGAAGCTGCTACTTTTGGTCTGATATCTTCGATCTTCGATGCTGTTTTTGCAAACAACAGATCTTTGATAGCGTCACTGACCTGAGAAGGAGACTCGTCCTTCACCAACAAATCCATTAATTCTTCCATGGTACTAATAATGTTTTAGCTATTTAGATATCTCCACCCTTTGGAGTCTCAGGGGGTTCAGGTTCTGTAGGAACTGGAGGAGCCTGAATTGCATTTGGTGATCCACCCATTTGACCCATTTCCATAGCCTGAACTTCGGCAGGATCAGGAATCTTACCATCCTTGATTTCCTGTTTGATCAGTTCATCCTGTTCCTTAATCTCAGCATCAGTCTGTCTGAGGACATTTCTTCTGACATAATCCTGAGAGTAGTACTTACCAATGAATGGTTCGACCATAGTTGCTTGATTGAGTCTGCTTTCACGAAGTTCAGCCTCTTTCAGTTCAGCAAAGTGGTTATCATACAGGAAGTCATATTGGATGTGATCACCCATATACTCCCAATCCTCAGGAGTAATGACATTTTTGAGGAGAAGTTGAGTCTTCAATATGTCATTGAACATAGAGGAGAATCTCTTTCTCATTCTTCCAACAAACTTGGAGAATTTGATCTCATCTCTCAAGATTTCAGATGACCTACCCAACGAGAAACCACTATCTCCCTGAAGTCTGGTTTCAGGAACATTCAGTGAACGATACAGTTTCTTTTGGAAATACTGAATATCAGTAATCTCACCAAGATTCTGACCACCAGGAAGTGTAGAGATTTCGGTTCCTCTACCACCTTCACGTCTAGGAAGCCAGAAGTCTTCCATCATTGACATAAACTTCTTATCGTCTCTGATCTCACCAGTGTTTGCATCATAGACCAACTTGTTTCTATAACGCATCATGACATCACGAAGGTATTGTTCTGCCTTGACTTTGGGGAGATTACCAACGTCAATATAGAAGATTCTACGTTCTGGTGCTCTTGAAAGTCTATAGATGACCAGAGCATCCTCAATCATCATCAACTGATTGAGTGGTTTAATTGACTTATGTAACCAAGAAAGTGTTGATCCTTTGTTTCTATCTACCAGACCAGAAGTACAATAAGTGACAGAATCACTGGTCATTTTGATTCCTTTAGTGCTACCGCCAGTGAATGATGCAGCAACAGAACCCGACTTATTATTACCAGGAGTGTAGATGAAATATTCTTCTAATTCTGGGAAATTGTAATTTTGTGGGTTATCTTTTCCACCACCAGCAAGTCTTTCAAGATTATTAAGTGCTTCCTTTGGATTCTTTTTGACCTGACGAACATAACGCATCTTTGCTGCGTCAATATATCTCAGTTCTTGAATGCCAGCCGTAGGATTCTTTTGGTCGATGACCTTATTGTAATATAGTCTTCCATCGATATACCAGTTACGGAAGATTTCGTGAGCCTTCTTGTCAAAATCAAGAAGTTCGAGAATATATGTAAACTCGTCTCTGATGGTCTTCTTAATGCCATCACTAGCATTCAAGTTCTGAAGATCAATAGTTATAGGACTATCATTAGTATCCGATACGATTGCTTCGTTTACAATATCTTCGATTGCACTATCACACTCAGGATAGAGTGCCATTGAACGATATCTACGAATCAGATCGTTCTCGTTTTTGTATACTCCTTCAATATCTACATACGAACCATAAAACCCCGACGAGACATAGTGTTCCGAACCATCCTGATTAGAGGGTGGAACGGGAGACACTACGCCAGGCGGGGTCTTTTCGTTATCTTCAATTGAGAAACCAAATAATCTCGCCATTTCAAGTTAATACTAGGAGTGGACTCCTAGTATTTATCACGTTATTAAATCAACCGAGAGTTGATAATCCTTCATCCTGAACTGTCTCACTGAAGGAACCAGTTGCGGATGTATCGGTTTCACCAACTGTGAAGTACTGAACCTGGAAGGTTACAGTAAATTCTTCAATGGTGTCGGTGTTGTCATAGCTCAGTTCAATAGAACCGATCTCAGAAGGCCAGATGTCATAGAACTTGTAAGTTCTCAGAACTGAGGTTGTATTACCTGCGTTCTTTACTGACTCAACTGTTTCGCCACGTCCAAGTTGCTTTACAAAACCATTAGCCATGTAAGAAGTTGGATTGGTAACACCAGTGTTATCAAAGAGATTAGAAATCTTATCAGCCCATTTCTCCATTGCAGTTCTGATAAGGAAGTTTTCATCATTGATGATGGTAACTGTCCATTCAGCGAAGGTTCTGTCTCCAGCAACTTTCAGGATTCTACCTCTGAAAGGAACGTTGATTGGAGCAACTGTGGAAGCAGGTAACTGAGCTGCTTTACACAGGAATTTGAAAGTATTTTGAGCGTCTGAGTTCCAGTCAACAGTGTCAATAGCTGCTGGGAACGCAGGGATCTCAACTTCAAATAGATTGGGGCGGGCACCTCCGCCCGCCAGTTCGGTCTTAAATTGGGATAAGGACTTGGTAGCCATTTTTTGTTTCCTCCGTTTATTAGTTTAATGAATCGTGATCAAAGAGTACCAGCTACTTCCTGGAAGTCAACACCAGTTCTGGTGGCAACGAAGGTCAAGGTCACATAGTTAATTGACTTGGTTGGTTTCAGGTAGATGTCAGCTCTGAATTCATTGTTGTCAATGATGTCAGGAGTGTTATTATTTTCGTCACACTTAATGACGAAGTCATAAAGTCCTCTCTTCGATTGAATATCACGGAGATATGGTTCAATAGCGTTAACGAAGTTGGCTCTTGTGATAGAATCATTGATCTCAAAGAGTTGTGCGTTAGCTACAGCCTCGATGGATTGTTCAACTGTCAGGAACAGTCTTCTTACGTTGATTCTATCGAACGCGGAAGAGTATCCGAGAGCTGTCTTATCACCAAACAGAACAATACCAGCACCTGGCTTGTTCACAATTGGGTTGATTCTCTCACCGTAGAGGTTATCTCTTTGTGCCTTATTTGGGTTGTAAGCCAGTTTGATAGCGTCATTGATCGATCCTCTTTGGACACCAGCTGGTGAGAACCATGGGAAGGAGGTGATCTCAGTTCTGACCATTGTTCCAGCGATATCTGGATTACAAGGGACATAAACGAAAGCGTTGTTGAATCTATCATATACATACTTCCAACCAGTATCGAATACTGCGTAAGAGGAAGAAGACAGAGGAGAGTAGAACTCAAGGATGTTATTCATCTGAGTTGATGTGTTGGTTTGACCAACAACGTCAGCTCTGTGTGGAGAGATACATGCTATACAGTCCTTTCTGGATTCTGCGATAGAAATGAGTTGATTAGCCTTGGCTTGTGACTCAACTTTATCGGTGAGACCAGGACCCATCAGGAGGAAGTCAACTTCAACATCAGCGTCATTGGCGAACAATTCATATGATGTTTGAAGGTCTCCCAGAGTTGTGGAATAACCCTCACTAGTCGTGTAATCAACACCACCACCCATTGTGTATGTCTTATTACCAATGGCTGCGAATTGAATACCCTGTGCGTCTTGTCCCCACAGACCTTCACCTGCGGTATAAGGAACAGTACCTGAACTGAAACCAGTAGCGGTTGGGAAAGTTCCATGAAAACCGTCACTACCAATCGAAGGGTTGTAACCAGCGAAGATGTAGTTAGAACCAGCAATCAGATAGTCCTTATAATATGTTCTAGTAGGTGCGTTACCATCAGCGGTAGCGTCCTTAGCCTTAGAAAGGAAGGTGTGCTTTTCAAGAATGTTTCCTTGAATACCTGTTACAGAACCATCGTCATCAACAACTACAATGTGAATGGAATCACCACCACCACTTCTTAAAGAGGAGTAGTTTGAATCGACTGGTCTACCAGCGATTGAGTTCCAATAGATTGGAGTATTCAGACCCAGTTTCTGTTGGTCATACCAGTCAACTGCTGTACCAGCAGCAATTGAATAACCTGTCGTGATACCTGCAGAATTGGTAAAGATCAGGGTGTCAGTGGCTGAGAAAGATCTAGTAGAGTCGTTCTTAGCGTAAGAGATTGGAGTCTCTGTACCAGCTGTTGAAACTCTAGCTGTAATCTTAACATCGATTGAGCTGTTGGTTCCAGTGGAATCTGTGGTGACTCCAGTAACGATACCCTTGAGGTAACCATCAAATGCTGATGTTGTACCATCACCAGGAATGGTTCCTGTGATAGATGTCGTAACGGCAGTTCCAACAACAACCTTCAGGTTTGAACTAGCACCAAAACCAGTGGTGGAAACACCCAGTGTTTGGTCAGCTTTGTTGTCGATGACTGCAACTTTCAGACCGTTAGCCCATGTTCCAGGGTTCTTAGATGCCCAAGTGAAGTTGGTAGCTGTCTGATAGTTTTCTTCGTAGTCGTCTATGCTCTTGATCTTTAGTGTCGTGGTGTTGGCCACTCCGACACCAGCATTAGCGTTCTTCAGTTCAGTTCCGTCAGTTCTAATGACCTTCAGAATACCACCGTAAGAAAGATACGAAGCACCAGACATCCAGTACTCATACTGTCTATCGGTGGAAAGTGGTTTTCCGAATGTCTCTAAAAGACCAACCTCGTTGTTAACGTCAATTGGTTCGTCAACAGGACCGAGTTGGAAAGGACCAGCAATACCACCAATTTGATTGATGACATTGTCAACTCTACCAACTGTTAAGTCAATCTCTCTGACAAGAATGCCTGGAGATAATTGAGGAGTAGCCATGTTTTTCTCCCTAAATTACTCATGTTTAACTACAAAATATTTAGGGATTAGGGTATTTTCAGGGGGTAAAACGGGACGAAAACTACCAATCTGGGTATTCCCAGTCAGCCATAGGTGTCTTTTTCTTTCTATCTTCCACAACTTTCTTTATAGTACAGTCTTTACAAACATAAGAATAGGATGATGCTACAGCTCCCTTGTCCTTTCTCGTTCTATAAAAACCATCAACTAAATTCTTCACTTCACCACAAGATCTACATTTTCTATCAGATAAAAGTAGGTGACCTAGTTTAAACTGTCCATCTAAATCCATTAGCTCAAGTAGTTCCACATGTAGTCCATTCCTCCTCCTTGGTCTCCGTATTCGTCGGTATACCACCTGTCTCCCTCTGCATCCACAAAACTATTATCATCAAGTCCATCATTAATAAAACCGAAGGGTGCCATATCTTGCTCGATTTGATTCTTTTGTTCTTCATATAATCGTTTTCTGACATCTTGATCTGTGAGTTCCTTAAAGTAATCTTGAGCTACCAACCAGGCATAGATGACAAGACACATAGCCAAGTCATCATTACATCCCTCTTCTGCCTCAAATGAATTGTGTTTTGAAATAAAGGTAGTAAGTTCTGAAATAATCTCATAGTCATTGAAGATGAGTTTATCTTCCTCAATCATTGTCTTGAGATTGAGTGACCCAACCTTCTTGACAGTCTTGGACATTTTAACACCCAATTGTGTCTTTGAACCAGAGAATCCCTGACCAACAATCTGACCAGCACGTCCTCTCATAGAACACATTAACAGGTTCTGATATTCAAGATCGTATTGTAAGATACTTGCCACCTGGTCTCCAACATCATTGACTTCACAGAGAATGAAAGCCTCGTTATAACTCTTGGCTACATCATAGATGACACTTGGGAACAACATCGGTTTGATGATGTTGTCTCTATATTTCGCTACAACCTTGTGTGGGAATGATGTTATGTCAACCACAACAAAAGCAGAGTAATCGTTACCAACACCCCGTGCAACATCAACAGCCATAGCGTAGTCGTGTCCATTCTCTGGTGTTGCATGAATATCTAACCCAGCGTTTGAGTTTAGTGGTTTGTCAAATACTAACGCTTTTAACTTACTAGGTGCAATTAGTGTGTCAACAGATCCTAAAAATTCACACTCAAACTCAATTTTAAACTGCTGTTCAGATGTGTTTGCAATAGTCTGTTCTTTCCAGACAGCATCCCTACCAGGGACCTCTGACCAATGAACATCGGTCGGGACATACTCATTTCTCTTCTTTTCCGCATCAGTCCACATACGATAGAAGTGATTCATACCGTGTGGGGTAGAGACTATGATGACTTTTGTGCTTTTACCAGAAGTAATAGTAGGATAAACAGATGCAAAGAAGGCATCAGCGATGTGATTTGGAACGAACGCGAATTCATCGAGAAAGAGGATATTAAACGACATGCCTCGGACAGCACTCGCAGATGTAGAAGCTGCCAATATCTTACTGCCATTTTCTAACTCGATGTTTCCTTTGTTCCATACAAGGATACCCTGTTGCATCCATTTAGGTAAGTTTTCGTATGCAGTTGCTAATCTTGCTAAGAGTTCTCTCGCAGTTGTAGCTTTGTTAGCCAGAATACCGATATTGACACTATCATTGAAGATGGCATAGTGAAGAAGGTAAGACACACATGTTGTGGACTTACCCGTCTGTCGTGGCATTTTACAGATGTTAAATCTGTGGTTATGGAAATTATTGATTAACTTCTCTTGGAAGTCATAAGTTCTAAATGGTTGGAGACCATGATCCAGGGTCACGATCTGGACATAGTTCTGTGCAAAATATACAGGGTCTTCTCTACATTTAATATACTCCTCAATCTGTTCTTGTGTGAACTCAATTGGAGTATTAGCCTTTTTTAGAAGAGGATTACCAAGATAAACATCATTACTCATAACGAAACTCCTTTTTTAATCTACTTCCCAAATTAAAGAAGTGTCTGTT